TTTACCTGTACGCTTAACGGGTCGGCACGTAAGGCTTTATCTCCGGTAGGCTTGTCACGTTCTACCAACCAACCGGCAAGGTTACGTATCGTATTCTCGGCACTCTCTTTGCCACCGCTTCCCGGCTCTTGTTCTACGACTACGTGTACCTTCTTACCGTCGGCTTCGGCAGTTTGCTGTATGATTCTCTCACGATGCTCGGAACTCCACCGTCCACGTTTTACGTCCTCTACCAAAAACATACCATTTTTTAAACGGCTCATCTTCACACCTGCCGTATATGCCCCCGTTCCACCTGCCGTACCTGCCTTATCCCAATATCTGACGGTACGTACAATGTCGGTATCGGCAAATATTTGGGAAGTCATCTGAAACGACTCAATCTTGAACATACCACCACCCGGAGGCGACGGGTTCTGTCCTATTTGCCCTGCGTACCCGTATTGTCCCAAGTCGGCTTCAAGTTCCTTTAAAACAGACCAAGGCATACGATTTACGTCAAACATACCATTAATATAATACTTAATAAGTTCTTTGGGCTTTACCTGCTTTGCAAAGTGTTCAATCTCACCCGGAATACAGATATGACGTAAATTATCCTTTTGTTTATCCAACAAGTGACCTGATGGGTCGTTCTGATGCAAACGTTGCATGATCCCGATTGTTACGGAAATATCCTTATTTGTCTTACGGGTTGAAAGCGTTTGGTCAATCCAATGATTTGCTATCTCCAATTCCTTATCCGAAGATGCCTGTTGGGGATTCAATGCATCGTCCCATATAATGATGTCGGCGTGGAAACCTGTCAACGTACCGCCTACCGAAGTAGTGTAACGATTCCCACCGGGACGTTCACGGGTATGAAACTCCGATATTCGACTTTTCTCCTTTAATACGATTTTATAATTAGCTTTTGTATCCTTGTCAGTTTTAATATCAAGTTCGGGGTAAAGTTCCTTAAACCGTGCCGATTTAATAAGGTCACGGCTATATTCGGCTGATTCCAACGAAAGTGTAGCCGAATACGATGCGGTAATAAACCGCATCCAATACCAACGTGTCCAACACCAAACCGGAAAAATAATAGAACATAGTAGCGTTTTGGTAGAACCCGGAGGCACGTTAATCAATAAATCATATTTTTTACGTTCTTTATTACCTACACGCTGAGCTATTGCTTCAAGTTCGTGACACAAATATTCAATATGCCAATTCGGTACAAATGGCTGAGTGCTTACTTCAGGCCACGCCCATTGTAAAAAATGAAACAACGAACGGTTATTCAATTCCTTTTGAATACCTAACGGGTTGCCTAAAATTTTGGCAAACTTGGCTTGGTCGATCCCTTCGACGGGTCGGTTTATATCCCTTGGACTGACCAAACGGCGTTTACGTACTTGTTCGGCTACTTCGGCATTCATTGTTCTACGTATTCTGATTCTTCGATTTTATTAACTTCCCGGCGGCGTTCGCTTAACTTATTAAGCATTTCAAGTTCTTCGACCGAAAATTCCGTTAAATCAAGGCTGTGGTCAACGTTAAACCGTGCGTCTATTTTAATACGATCACTCCACCTTTCGGGTTGACGGGCTTGTAACCACTTTACGGCTGCCGTAACATTTGGTGGAAGTTGTTCTTCGGTTTCGACAATCAAAGGTTCGGTCCATTCTTTAATAACCCTACCCCTTTTATCATATTCCTTAACACGGTTGGTCAAAACGGTTTTCTTTTTACACTTGTAACCAATGGCGGCTTGATAAAGTGAATGAGCCACACGTGCGTCGGCTTCTTCCTTGCCTTTAAGAATAGCTTCGTTAAACGAAGGATGCTTATTGCGCCAATTCAGTATAACCTTACTGTTCACGTGCAGAACCTGACCCATCTGTTCTTCGGTCAATCCTAACAAAGCCAAAAAGAAAATCATTCTGTCATACCTCGGCTTATATGTAGGGTCAAGATTCTTCTGCTTGGTGGCAGGTAAGAAATCCGGTTCCGGTAAACGTATGGTTCGGCTACGTGCCATAATTCATTAAGTTTTAAAACAACATAAAAATATACAATTTATAGTAACCCGTAGGGTTACGCCAAATATTTTCCATTTCCATGACTACATCGAACAACCTGTCTCATCAACCATTCCTATGTTTTCCGTTAAATCCATCGTTCTAAAGTTTTAGCCTTACAAATATAATATTATTTACTTAATATTTACTTTTAAATACAAATTAAATTTTCTATTTAATGGGTATTCCTATTCTGGTTGGAATATTCTATTATTTCTATTTTATGAATTGCCAAATTCTGCGAAATCTTCATAAAATATTTTCATATTTTTATTCATACCCCTATTTATGAATAATTCTATAAAAAACATATTCACTTACAGTTTTTAACTTTGGCTAATGGGCGCTACTTTTAATTTAATACTTATCAACATAATTCACTTACAATCCGTAACCTACCAAACATATTAATACTTAAAGAATATCTATATGAATGTCAAATTCTACTAATTCATTAAAAAAATTTTTAGAATTTTATTATGAATCTATAAAATCAATAAAAAATCATATAATAATCTATGAAAAATATAAATGAATACCATTTCTAAATACTATATATACCCTTATTAATAAGTATGGAAGTATTCTTTAAAAAATGAATATGTCAGATTCTATGAAAAGTATGAAAAAGTATTCGTGATTTTGTCAGGTTTTAGTAAATCTTTAAAAAAATAGTTATGATTTTTAATTGGGAAGCCTATAAATATTGGGTTCTACAAAAAGTATGAAAAAATGATTATGATTTTAGAGGGGTTCAAGCCACCCAAATCCAGCCAATTTCCGCCGATTTTAACATTCTTTAACATTCAGTGACCTATATTCGCATATTGTGGCACGATAGTTGTAACGGCCTGGGTTTCATTATGTTACATAGTTAGTCCGGTTTGGTTTGGTTTGGTAATTTGCAGGGTGCAACGAGGGGACCCTATGCCCCCATTTTTATACCTGAAATGCCCTACAAACTATTTTTACCCTATATTGTGTATATTTATATTGCCATACTATTTTATACGCTTAAATTGCCTTATAATAGAATATAATTATGTTAAATAAACCTATTTATTTTAACGTTATTTAAACCAATTATAAATAACGTTTTTATGTTCTTTAACATACTTTTTAAGGTACAATTCCCGAAATGTCGCCGTATATTTGTGTTGTGCGAATGGAGCACTAACCTTTTAAATTATGTTAAATTATGACAAAGAAAGTAGAACAGACGGTTGCAGCCTCCAATGAGGCTCCTGTCGCAGTTAAGGACACAAAAGAATTGATCGTCGAAGCCATCGCAGCCGGTAACTTTAAGGAAGTTAGTCGCCTCGCATTGGTAGCCGCAAACGAGGAAAAGCTGGCAAAATTAGCGGCTGCCGAGGCTGCTAAGAAAGCCGCAAAGGAAGCCGAAAAAGCCGAAGTCGCTGCAAAAGTAGCCGAATTGACCGATCAGTTAATGAACGGCGAATTCGAAACTTTTGCCGGTTTGTGGACCATCATCCGGACCACGCTTCCCCCTGTTACCAAAAACGCAAAGGTCCCCTCCGCCACGAACGGCCGGACCGCCACGAACGGCCGGAAGACAAAACGGCAAATCACCGACGATTTACTCGCGGAGGGTGGATGCACACTCGCCGACCTCACGGCTGCATTCGTAGCCGAGTATCCAGAAGACCTGGATGCTGAAGCTCATGCCAAACAATACCTCGCCGGTCGTGCTCGCAAGGACGGCGAAAGGTACGTCGCAAAGTAGGTTTTTACTGAATTATACCGGACGGTTTTTTAGCCGTCCGGTTTTTTTGTTTTTTATTCGACCTGGAAATCACTAATGAACCAATGAACACTATATTCATAGAAAATACGCTGATGAGTCGCTGAAAATTGCGACGAAACAAATTGGTGAAAATTTGTCCGTATTAACTTTTAAAAAATCAAAGAAAAATGAACCGACCAATTTATCAGATTGCCGCTGAAATTCGGCAAAATTGGACTAAACCGTATTTCGGGGCTGTCCCTTATCTTCAGGCAATGAATAGCCTGGTTGATATGAATTCAATGTACTTTATGGATGATGCGAAAACAATCATCCTATATTTTCTGTCGAACGCTACAACTTGGCGTGGTGATGTTGCGAAACGTATCAAAATTGAACTCAAACAAATTGCAGGAATAAAATGAATACACCTACATTGATTTATTCAACAGAACATCGGGGATCATTGATCCGCCTATTCCAAGGTTCGACCAATATTCAGGCATTGGTCGTGTATCTTGGAAAAACCGCTAATCCACGTCTTATTGACCGTATTTATATCCGTAAAAGTAACGGAAGACTATTCTAT